CCTGTAAATTTAATTGCCCGATACATGCCGTCTTGAAGATTTTCAGTACCAGAACCCGGAGAGGCTTCTCTAACAGTTAAAGTAGCTGTGGAAGCGTCACTTAAAGCTACCGCTTTGTACGAAGCCAACCTATCTATAATATCAAAGTTGTGGTTCGTCGTAGTACCCCAAGTACCATCCTGTTCCCCGGAGCCTATCTTCTCTAAACTAAAACCTGTTGTATATGTGGAAGCCATATATCCAATCCTATACGATAATTATGTTAAGTATAATACTACGTGTTACTTTAAAATCCACTAACATTTTCCCAATTTGGTGTTTGTGTAGTACTTATAGCCGCCAAATTCGGTGTTTGTGTAGCGCTTATAGCTGCCCAATCTGGTGTTTGACTAGTATCTACGTTACCCCAAATAAATTCATTTCCTAATCTTCCTGTTGCACTTACCCCCGTTACTGCAACGGTTGCTCCAAATACAATAGAAACACTACCTACAATACCTGACGCGTTCACTCCGGTTACAGAGAAAATAGCGCTTGCGGTTACAGCAACAGAACCAAGACCACTTGTTCCTGCGACACCAGTTGCTGCTATAGTAGCGCCGCCTGTAGCAGTTTCAGAACCAAGAGCAGAAGTACCTGCGACCCCGGTTACACTTACAGTTGCACCGCCAGTAGCGGTTTCAGACCCAACAGCAGAAGTACCTACTACTCCTGTAACAGCAACAGTTGCACCGCCAGTAGCGGTTTCAGAACCAAGAGCGGAAGTACCTGCTACTCCTGTAACTGTTACAGGGAGTGCGGTGCTCCAAGCACCTTCGTTCCAAGTACCTCGTCCCCAGCCTCCTAAGTCTGTGTTAGACACAACTTAGTCCTAAAAACTACGCAATACGTATTATCGCGTTACTTGCATCCGCTGCAGGGAACGTAATAGTAAAATCACCACCAGAAGCAGTTTTATCCGCCCCAAAGTCAAGAACAGCAACTGCTTTATCAGAGTCAGAATCGTTGTAGATTAATGCCCCCCGTGCTGTAAACGACGCGCTGCTCCAAGTAGTATCAGAAAAATCAGTAAATGCTGTGGTGCTGCTGGTTGTTGGATCAACTCTTGTTAACGTATTACCACCTGCGGTGTATCCCGTACCAGATACTTCATTACTGGTCGTATATGCAGTTGTACCAGCGCCTAAACTTGCGCTAGAAGTGTACAAGGCTATCTTAAAAGTATCCCCGCCACTATTTTTAAAGTTGTGTACTGCTTCTAATAATTCTTGTTTAAAAGAAGTACACATTGCTTGTGAAATTGCCATAATATGCTCCTAACTAACCGCTTGCCTAAATTGACCTGAACGATAGGAATCTTCCCGTAATTTACCATCAGAAAGGTTCTTTAACAGTGATATAGATTGTAGATATAATTTTTCGTAGTTAGCGATTATATCCGCTTCGCCCTTCATAAATCGTATAGCTTCGATCAAAGCTCCGTTCAATAGAGCAGAGTCAAATTCATCTCCTAGCCATGTAGTGCTTGCTGTGACTATTGACTCTGGGTAGTACCCATAATGTAATTCCATTGAATAATTACTATTAGGCGTTGGGCCTAATATAATCGAAGTATCAGAGAAAAGCGCGTAGTGCGCGGGAACTCCAGTAGTTGCTGGATTAGGGTATGCTTCACGTATAAAATTAACGTCCTTGTTAAGAAGATAAGTATAAACACTACTACTATCTAATACTGCTAAACTATATGTATATAAAAAATCAGTGGGCAGGGTTAAATATTTATTACTAGTCGTAAGTGCACCAGTAACATTTCTTCTAAGAGCAGGGATCTGTACTGTATTATATATTTTCTGTTCTGCTTGCTTAGTAAACATAGATATTTGATCGTCTGTAAATGTAGTTTCACAGATATCTGCAATGTTTGTTTTTAAGTCTGCGTAATTCATAACTATCTCATTAACTAACGCTTACAGTAACATTTCCAATATGCCCAGTACCAATTAAGTCGTTAGGAGTTAGATCAAAAGGATCATTACCCCCGCCAACCGGACTCCAACCCCATTGTATACCTCTACTCTGTGTGTACCCAGCAAAATCTGGTCGGGGGTCTTTTATAGCTTGTGGATCATCCACAGGATACATACCTAATTTAAGCTGTGGATGATCCGAATCCCAACAAGTAGGACACGCTTTTAAACTTGTAACTTTGCCCTTCTTAGTCAAAGAACGTAATTCACGCAATTTATATCTAAAACCACATATATCACATTCAGCGATAGCATTTTTAGAAGAGGCAAAACGTGTAGACATATTACTTAGTCTTACCTTTTTCTTTCATAAAAATACCTGCCGCAACTGTTACTGCTGCAGCAACCAAAAACATTGACGCAGCTTTAGGCATAACTATTGATAGAAGAACAGCGCCTACACCTATAGATATCCAAGTTGTCGGTTCAACTAATCTACTTTTTATCCATTCCATAGCTTCCATAACATACCTCCTGATTAATATTTTTAAGTTAAACTCTGGCAATACGAGGTATAAACCTCGCTGAAGTTTTCTCTCTATCCTCTCCGGCTGCTAATTCAAATTGAGCCTCATATTCACCTTTTAGTAATTGAAGTCTAGGAGCAAGTTCAGGGTCTTTCATAGCAATATTATATGCTAACCCAGCTACTAAACACGGTAGAAATCTAAAATTCATATCTGCAGTTTCAACACCGTCACCAGCATCTTCAATACGTCGTAACCGCCAATATACAAGTGTATAATCATTACTATCTGGCACAGGCCACACATTTACTTTAGGCGCAGCAGCTAATCTTTCTATCCATACTTGTATAGGTCTGCCGCGTGTTAACTTGTTAGGTATTGAAGCATATGTGCTTACGCTAATTCGGCTTATATTAAGATCTGATTGTTTGGTAGTACTACCGCTGTCAGTACGTATAACTTGCTCTAGCAAATCTATAGTATCGGCAGGAAGAGTATATTGAGAAGTACCTGTCGTAAGGCTTACGGTTCCAGAATCTACAGTCCAAAGGTTTATACCTCTATTTTGCCATTCGATAGTAAGAATATTCATAGATCTACGAGCAGTGCGAAGATCATACCCAGAACGCATTTCACGACCAGCACGTTCCCATGCCTCTTCAGCAATCTCCGTAAAATTCATATCAAACGCGGTAGTGCCTGATGTAGCCATTATGTCCTATACCCTTTTGTTTTAGCAGCTATTTTTCTTGGCTGCTTCACGAACTGCTTCCCGGCAGCAGTCCCCCGGCGCTTTGCTCGCGTGGTCGCTGCATACTCTTGTGGAGATAACGACTTTATGGCGTTCTTCGGTAGATACCGTTCGCCCGTCTCGCTCGACTTCTTGCCTGATTTGGTCGTCCATTCTTGTTTTGTCCAATTCTTTAGTGATCTCTGTGGTTTCTTTAAACCACCTGCTTTGTAATAACGACGCATTACGACTTATAGCCCCCGCCAGCTTCTTTATATTTTTTAGCTAGCATTTGGGCTTTACGAGCGCTCCATTGGCCGGGGTTTCCTCCTTTTCCACCAGATTTAATTCTACTAAACAAACGTTTCCTCATACCCGGCTTGGTATAGTTTCCTGCTTCATTTACCCGTGATGTTGAACCGCCCGCTTTGTAGTATCGACGCATTAGGAGCCTTTCATAACTACCATTTTAGCATTACGAACGCCTTGACGAGCCATACCACAACCACGAGGCTTGCCGCCTTTTACGCCGCCGCCGTGACCATACTTCAACATACCGCCGCCCATTTTCTTGACAACTTTTTTCTTCTTTGCCCTCTTTCTCTTTTTTGGTTTAATTTTTTCTATTTTAGCGTCTGCTAAAGCGCCTTCTATACCGGCTTCCGTAGCACCTGCACCTGCACCTGCACCTGCGCCCAAAGCGCCCATCATAGCGCCCATTGACTCCTGCGGTGCTTCTACCATATCACCGGCTTGGTATTTCATAACTTTCTTATCTTTCTTCATCTTATTTACCTACTTTCTTCATAGCTTTGTTGTGAGCACTTTTAAACGAATTACCTTTACGCATAGCTTTTTTCATACTTGCCATATGTTTTGATGTGTGATGTTTGGCATGTTTACCTAACATTTTTTTCTGTCTTATACTAAGTTGTCCTCTACGCACTTAACACCTCCAGCGTTTTCTGGCTTGTCTAAGACGGCTGTTAGGATCTTTAGCTGCTTTGGGGAACTTTTTCATCTGCCCTGCGGAACGAGCACAATAAGACTTACGCCTGTTAGCGGCTTTACTTCCGGGTTTAACTTTACCCGTAACCGCTGTTTTTAACTTACTGCCGGGGTTTTTGCGTCTGTACGAAGCTACCCCAGCCTTAGTCATACCAGCACCAGACTTAGTGGACCTAAAGTTTTTCTTGTTCCTTGCTGGCATATTATCGGGTTTGCGTACACTACCCCCAGATTTATAATATGAGCGCATGAAACTACCCTATGAATAAAACACCGTTATGGAAGACAGAGTGGTTTGTGTATACAAAACATAACCGCCGCCCGCGAACAAAATCCCATCATCAGGAACATCAGGGTACTGTGTAGTATTTGCAGAAGCCACAGTATTAAACTGCATTTTTACTGCGCCAGACGAAGAAGTTTGTCTGAAAGTAGTCGTACCTGCAGTGCCAGTATTTACAACATACATACCACGAAGCCTCATTCGGCCTCGAAACATAGGAGCGGCAATAGCCGTACCAGAACCAGCACTTACATTCCCAGCAGGATCTCCTACTGCAGCAATTGCCGTTACAGTTGCAAAATAAGCAGACCCTGTTGCCGTACCTGCATTAGCGCCTGTTATAGACTCAGTTGCAGATGACCCCGTCTCATCAGTTCCCGTTACTGTAAACGATATACCTGAATCATCTCCAGCGCTGAGAATAGTGACGTTACGGGGTTGGTCAAAAGTAACTGATCCTCCAGAGGCTAAAGCTCCTCCTATAACCAGACTAGCACCATCACCAACCGCCGCTGCTGTTGAAATACCATCTGCATCTAAGGCAGCGGCTTCTATAAATGTAGATTGAATATCAGAGGACATATCTTATTCCCTATAGTAGTTAGAAAAACAGACCCCCAACTATGCAACCTGCACATATTCAATAATAAACGTGAAGGAGCCAGCAGTAGTTGCATCTACGGTGTTAGTAATATTACAGTAGATGGTACGTTCAGCAGAAGCATACTGAACAGAAGCTGGGGCAGTTGTGCCACTCTCAGTCTGGAGAACTAGCGAAGGCAAAGTTACGTTTCCGACTACAACTGTGGTTCCACCATCAAGAATCTGGTCAGTAACAGCCGCTACAATTTGTGCGCCAGAACTAGAGGTTCCAACTTCATAACCAATATCGCCAGTTCCAATAACAGGAGCCGTAACACAGAATATTTTGATGTTGGTGATGATCGTATTGGCGGGTTGCGTGAACTCACCGATAGCCGGGCTATCGCCAGCCGTGGTGTTAACAGTAACGCCTGTAGCAAAGCCAACGTGCTTTACATATTTGTTCGTAACAATGCCAGTGGAAGCAACGTCAAAGGTGGTAGTTTCAACACCCGTGCTAGCTGCTTTGTTAATTACCTCAAACCCGTTTTCAGAACGGACGGGACCGTTAAAAGTCGTATTAGCCATGTGTATCTCCTGTCTTGGCTAGTGTCAGCCGCACAATACGACTGTCAGGGATAAGTTACTATACAATAAAGAAAGGGGGGTAACAAGTACCCCCCTTAATACGCGGTACTACGCTCCGGGTGATCCAAAAATTCCAAGTGGATCAGAGACACCGAAAGAATAACGCTCCCGTGCCTTGTAACGACTGTTACCCGTATCAAAGTCAGCATCCATAGATGTCTGCATTGCTGTACGAGTGAAGTGTTTCAAGCCATTAGGTACGTCAGTCATAACAAACCACGCATCTGTATCCGTTAGATAGTGGTTGACTGCATAACCTTCAGGGATCGAACCATTACTCTTAATGGCGTTCAGGTCGTTATCTGCTGTGCTTACACGACCCTCAGTTTCCA